TGTTGCGGGTGCTGCAATGCCTGAGTGGTGCGAGGGGTCATTCAAGATCCCCTTGATCGTTTCCGGTAACGCATCTACAGTCGAGCCGTCGACATCGATAGCCAGCACCCCGATTCAGGGGAGTTGCGAACAAGGGGCCCCGATTGTGTGGGTCACTCAGTGGGCGAGGCGCCGCAAGGATGCACAAGCCCCCGGCAAGACAAGCTGGCCGATGTCGACACCCAACAGCGAATCTGGAGATCAACATGCAGCCGATCGAGTTCTTCGCCCACACCGACATCGTCATCATCGGCACCAACCCCGAGGCGGCCGACTACACCAACCCTCGCGGCAACATCTTCGGCCACTCGGCCCACGTGGTTGCCGAGGACAAGAACGGCAATCGCTGCCGCCTGCACGTGGCCACCAGCCGCTTCGAGGATGACGTCCTGCCCCAGGCCGAGCGCCTCGCCGCCGCGCTCAACGCCCGTCTGGCCCTGGGCAAGCTGCCCGTGGGCTTCGGTAGCTGGTCGGCCGATCGCCCGGCCTACGGCAGCGCGGCCTACGAGGCCTACGGCGCCTTCGACGACCTGATGGTCGAGCGTCGCGAAGCCGAGGACGAGTGGCTTGCCTGACCCAACCCCGCTGCGGTGGCAGCGGTTTGCCCCGAGGCAGGCCAGTGTCACCCAACAGGAGCAGACCGTGACCCCCGAGACCGCCGTCCAAAGCCTGCGGCAGCAGGTCGCCACCGCCCAACGAGTGGCCTCCCTGCGCCAGCGTAGAGCCTCCCAGGGGCTGGTGCGCCTGGAGCTGTACGTCCACCCCGACGACCGCGCCGCCATCAAGGCGTTGGCCCAACAACTGCATCGCACTCGGACTGAATCAAAATGAATCGACACGTAATCGAAGAGGTCATCTGCGGTATACTCTTCGTTGTGTGCGTGGTCGGCCTGACCATGCTGCCTGACATCTGGAGATGACAATGGGACTGAACGTCTATGTGGTCAAGGCCGAGGGTCGGCCGGACCGGCTCATCGAGGCCGCCACCATCACCCAGGCCGTCGCCTACGCGGCCCGGACCACCTTCTCGGCGGCCAAGGCCAGCCAGCAAGATCTGATCCGCCTGCTGCCCGGCGGCACCCCGGTCGAGCGCATGAAGGATCCGCAGGGTGATCTGCTGGACGACATCGACGTGAAGGTCGACACTGCCGGCAACGTCGTGCAGATCGCAGCATGACCGCCGAGGAGTACATCGGCATCAGCGTGGCCGGCCGGCGCCTGCAAGAGGCCTGCCACGGCGTTGCCAAGCGATCAGGCTGGTGGACAGACCGCACCACCGGGCAAGACCTGACGTACGCCTACACGCCGATCCAACCCGGCCACAAACCCCCCAGGAACATCGGGGAGATGCTCTGCCTGATCCACTCCGAGATCAGCGAAGCCATGGAAGGCGCCCGCAAAGGCCTGATGGACGACCACCTGCCAGACCGCACCATGCTGGAGGTGGAACTCGCAGACGCAGTCATCCGCATCATGGACATGGCCGGAGGCCTGCATCTGGACATCGGCCGCGCCATCGCCGAAAAGCTCAACTACAACGAGCACCGCGCTGACCACAAGCCCGAAGCACGCGCTCAGGTTGGCGGCAAGAGCTTCTGATACGCTCACCGCAAAGGAAAGCATCATGGGCAGGCCCAGCAAGTACACCCCTGACGTCGCACACAAGATCTGCGAGCTACTCAGCGAAGGTGTCCCGCTGCGGGAGATCTGTCGCATGGAGGGCATGCCTTACTGGCGCACGGTGTACTTGTGGATGGAGCGCGACGCCGATCTCGCTGCACACATCGCACGCGCCCGGGAAGCCGGGTACGACGCCCTGGCGGAAGAGTGCCTGACCATCGCGAACACGCCGATGATCGGCAGGATCACCACCGACGATGGCGAGAAGACGACGGTGCGCGAGGAGGACATGCTGGGGCACCGGAAGCTCCAGATCGAGACGCGGCTGAAGCTCCTGGCGAAGTGGAACCCGAAGAAGTACGGGGAGCGGCTGGCGGTGGCTGGGGATGCTGAGAACCCGCTGAAGGTGGAGGCCGAGCTTGGGGCGGAGAAGCTCCTGAAGGCGATTCTGGAGAACGCCCAACTGAACCGGCAGGCTGACCAGTCCTGATGGGCTGACCGATGACGATGAGCGCGGCGACCCCCGTGCCTGCCGGGTGGCAGGTGTCTGAGCCGGGGGACCAGAACGAGGGTGCGACTTCCCGAGACCGTTGCTTGGTCGCCGTCATCGCTCAGCCCGTGTGGCCTGTTGCAAGGCCTGCTGACGTGCTCTACACTGGCGTCCGTTGGCGTGAGAACCGACCTAGAGCCCTTGCTCATGCACCCGCCTCCCAGATCACTGGGGGGTTCTCACCGGGTGCAGTAGCAAGGGCTTTGTCGTTTCTGGGCCAGCCGTTGAGCGACGATACAGACGGTTGCGCCGCAGCCACCTCACATGCGGCAGCCCATCCCCGGCACTGGGGTACACGGTATGCCGCGAGGCTAGGGGGCAGTTCCCGAAGAATCCGTGCGACTGGCCGCATCGTCAAGTCGAGGGGCACCCGGAGGATCCGGGGCATGACGATCCGCGCAAGCGGGGTGGCGCCTGACCCTTCTACCCTGGTGTGGGGTAGGGGGGCCTTTGGGTGGTAGGAGGGGGAACTGCCTGTCTTGATAGCCTGCATTGATCGCTGGGGGCTGGTGGTCTCGAAAATCTCGGGGTTGTATCCGAGCCCCGATAGGGAACGTCTATGAAGTGGGGGGGATGGATGCCGAGCAGTGCTGCGAGGGCCAGGATCAAGCGTCTGGTGGCGCTGGTCGAGGAGCGGCCGAGGAGTGCGGCGGAGTTGATGGCGGAGATCCCTGGGCTGGACATGACGGCCATAGGCAATGCGCGGTGGCGCGGGGTGATCCGGCAGGAGGGTGGCTTGTTCTGCGGGCCGTCGTCAGGTGGTGTGCCTGCTGAGGCGGTGCGGGCGGCGAGTGTGTGGGACTACGCAGCGAGGTGTCATGAGCCTGGAGCGAGTGATCGCGGAGCAGATGAAGACGATCGATGGACTGCGCTCGCGGGCGGAGCATGACCGCCGGCAGATCGGCGCGATGCACGAGGCGGAGCGCGAGGTGGGTCGAGCGGTGTTCGATGTGCTGTACCGCCGGCCGGACGAGTCGGCTGCGCGGCAGCGGATGCGTGAAGTGATGCTGAAGCAGGGGTGGTGCTTCCGGTGTGAGTTGCGGCCGTGCGCCTGCGTGGGAGACGACGAGTGACTGACGAGCGCATCGCTGAGATCATGGGCTGGTCTGCCAACCCGGCGCACGTCACCGGCGTGCTGGGCGGCGGGCCGGATGATCTGCCGGCGCGGGTGCGGGCGGTGGCCCAGGAAGCGGCCCAGGAGGCTCTACAAGGCGCTGATGTCCTGGCGGAGTACCACGGGCAGGGTGAGGCCCGACAGTGGGCTTCTGTGGGCTCCTGGCTCTATCCTGGCGAGCGCATCGTGGTGCTGCGTGACTGACATCGCGGAGTTGCTGGCCAAGCCGGACGTCCAGGGAGCGTTGCAGGCGCTACCGGCGGACAAGCGCTTGGCGTACCTGTGGCGGGCGCGGTGGATCCAGACGGCCCACGCGCATCAGGTGCTGCCGCCTGGGGACTGGTGGTCGGTGTGGCTGATGTTGGCCGGACGCGGAGCTGGGAAGCTCTTGTGCGTCGACACCCCGATCCCGACGCCGTCTGGCTGGGTGCGCAACGGCGACATCCGAGACGGAGATTTCGTGTTCGACGAGCGCGGCAACCCATGCCGGGTGGTCGAGGCGCACCCGATCACGGTGCCTGAGACGGCGTATCGGGTGACATTCAGCGACGGGTCGACGATCGACGCTGGCGGCGAGCACCTGTGGACAACGCTGACGCACCGCACGCGCAAGCAGATGCAGCGGCACGGCATCGACCGGGTGCCGGATGACTGGGCGACGTACCGTCACCCGCTGCTGGACCGATACCACAACGTGGTGGACCTGTGTGGTGCTGAGACGTTGACGACGGCCAGGATCGCGCAGACGTTGACGTGCAGCGCCCGGGGAGATCTGAACCACTGCATCCCGACGACGCAGCCGCTGAACCTGCCCGAGGCGGACTTGCCGATCGATCCGTGGACGCTGGGCTACTGGCTGGGCAATGGGGACTCAAAAGGGCAGAGACTGACGGTCGGCAGCTACAAGGGCGACTTCGACGACACGCATGTTCTGGGCATGCTGGGGCGCGAATGCACCATCACCAGGGAAGCTGAGCACGGCAGGTCAAGCGTGCGAGTCCCGGGCCTGCGACGTCAACTGAAGGCGGCGGGCCTGCTGGGCAACAAGCACATCCCGGCGGTGTACATGCGGGCGTCGGTGGATCAGAGGCTGGCGCTGCTGCGGGGCCTGTGCGACTCGGACGGGTACGCCGACCACAAGATCGTCGAGTTCTGCTCGACCGACAAGGTGCTGGCGCAGGACGTCCACGAGTTGGTGGTGAGCCTGGGCGAGAAGGCTGCGCTGAATGAGGGCCGGGCCACGCTGGACGGCCGAGACTGCGGGCCGAAGTACCGGGTGACGTGGAGGTGGTCGAGGTTCAACCCGTTCAGTCTGCCGCGCAAGGCGGAGAAGCTCGGGCCGCCGAAGGCGCAGGGGTTCAAGCACGGCCACCGCATGATCGTGAGCGTGGAGCCGATCGAACCCAAGCCGATGCGGTGCCTGACGGTGGACAGCCCGTCGCGGCTGTATCTGGCCGGGCGGAGCATGATCCCGACGCACAACACGCGCACGGCTGCCGAGCAGGTGGGCTGGTGGGCCTGGACGGAGCCGGGCACGCGGTGGCTGGTAGCCGCGCCGACGAGCGCCGACGTCCAGGGCACGTGCTTCGAGGGCGAGTCGGGCTTGCTGGCGGTGATCCCGCCGCCGCTGGTGAAGCAGTACCTGAAGCAGCCCAGGCCGACGATCACGCTGACGAACGGGTCGATGCTGATCGGCATCCCGGCGTCTGAGCCTGAGCGGTTCCGGGGCCCGCAGTTCCACGGGGCTTGGTGCTGCATCCCGGGGACGCTGATCGCGACGCCGGGCGGAGAGCGGCCGATCGAGACCCTGCGGGCTGGTGACGTGGTGCTGACCCGGCATGGCCCCAGGCGAGTGCTGGCGGCCGGCCTGTCGGGCAATCCCGCGGGTCTGGTAAGGCTGGATTGTGGCGAGACGAGCTTGACTGTGACGGAGGACCATCCCATACTGGCGGGCGACCAGTGGGTGCCCGCTGGCGACGTCAAGGAAGGCGCCTCGGTATGGGCTACAAGTACATCGGCGGCAGGTACGCGCACCGGGTCATTTACGAGCGGCATCACGGGCCGATCCCGGCTGGCTGGGTGGTTCATCACCGGGATGGCGACCCTGGCAACAACGACCCTGCGAACCTTGAGGCGATGCCTCGGGCTGAGCACAACCGGATGCACCAGACTGGCAAGCCGACCACGGACGCTCAGAAGGCTGCTGCTTCGGCGACCCTGGCCAAGCTGCGCACTCCCAAGGACGGGTGCTGCCTTCAGTGCTCCGCCGGGTTTGTTTCCCTGGCCGCTGGGAGGGTGGGTTCCTTCTGTTCTCGCGACTGCCTGGAGCGGTGGCGGCGCAGCGTGTTCCAGCCCGAGCAGCGAGCTTGTGAGGTCTGCCGAGGCGCATACATGGCGACGAAGCGGTTCCAGCGGTACTGCTGCCGGGCGTGCAACAACCGATCCAAGGTGCGCACCTATCGCAGTCAACCCACTGGCGGTACGGCGCGTCGAACGCTTGCCCAACGCGCCGACGTACAACCTGACGGTTGAGGGCGAGCACGAGTTCATCGCCAACGGCATCGTCGTCCACAACTGCGATGAGCTTGCCGCGTGGGACTACCTTCAGGAAACCTGGGACCAGATCCAATTCGGTGTGCGCCTGGGGCAGAGGACGCGCACGGTGATCACGACGACGCCGCGGCCGAAGGACTTGATCGTCGAGTTGATCGGCCGGGAAGGGGATGACGTCACGGTGACGCGGGCGTCGACGTACGTGAACCTGGGCAACCTGTCGTCCAACTTCAAGCGGCAGATCCTCCAGTACGAGGGGACGAAGCTCGGGCGGCAGGAGTTGCACGCCGAGATCCTCGACCCCGAGGACGGCGGCATCGTCAAGCGCGACCAGTTCCGCCTGTGGCCGAAGGACAAGCCGTTCCCGAAGTTCGAGTACGTGTTGCAGAGCTACGACTGCGCCACCAGCGAGAAGACGCAGAACGACCCGACGGCCGCATCGACCTGGGGCGTGTTCAAGCCCGAGGACGGGCCGATGGCGGTGATGCTGATCGACTGCTGGCAGGATCGGTTGCAGTACCCTGACCTGCGTCCGAAGGTGATTGAGGAGTACGACACGGTCTTCGAGTCGGGCGAGAAGGGGCGGGAACGCAAGCGGGTGGACCTGATTCTGGTGGAGGACAAGAGCGCCGGGATCTCGCTGATACAGGACTTGCAGCGGGCGCATCTGCCGGTGAGGGCGTACAACCCGGGCAAAGCTGACAAGGTGCAGCGGCTGAACATCGTCAGCGCGATCATTGCCAGGGGTCGGGTATGGATTCCTGAGTCGACGCAGCGGCCTGGGTTTGTGAGGGACTGGGCGGAGCCGTTTGTGTCGCAACTGTGTTCGTTCCCGGAGACGACGCACGATGATTTTGTGGACACTGCGACGCAGGCTCTTCGGTATCTGCGGGACTCGGGCTGGCTTGAGATCGATCCGCCGCCGCAGGACGACTGGGATGATGATGACTGGGCAGACACTGGGAGACCGAAGCGTGAGAACCCATACGCTGCCTGAAGCGGCTGAGATCGAAGTTGTCGAACGGCATATCATGGCGGAGGGTCGCGAGCACTGGCTTGGGCCTGAATGCTGGTGCTTCCCGCGCCTGGACTACGTGGACCCGGACTCAGGAGTAGAGGTCTGGGTGCATCACGAACCGCACTGAGGTGGTCATGGAGTTGACGGAAGAGGAGCGTCGCAGGCTTTCGAGGCCGTCATTCCGGATGTCTGGTGCTGGTGGGCGGCGACCGCAGGGTCCGCTGTCGACGGGCTTGCAGGGGTCGGGCGAAGCTGCGGCGACGATCGGGTCTGCCGTGCTGGGTTCTGTGCCGGCTGGACTGGCTGGTCTGGCGTCGCTGCCCTTCAAAGGGCCCCAAGGGGCCGCCAGGGCCGTCGAAGACGTGCAGGAGGCCCTGACCTACGTCCCGCGCACGCAAGAGGGCGTGAAGGCCGTACAGGGCGCTGTAGGCCCACTGTCTGCGATGGGGGCGCCTGCTGAGTACATCGGCGAGAAGACGCGGCAGGCTATGGGCTCACCTGCACTGGCCACGTTGGCCGAGGTGGTGCTGGATCCGCTGAACCTGATCGGGTCGGCTGTTGCTGGCAAGGCGGCTGCGTCGGGTGCTCGTGCTGTTGGTCGCGGTGCCCAGGTGGCAGCACGGGAACTCGGCCCGAAGGCGGCTGAGATGGCCGAGGGGTACATGCGCCGCGCCGGGATGATGCCGCAGATCTTCATTGGCAAGTCGGCCAAGACCTGGGATGCTGCGTCGAACGCCCGCGCAGCCGAGATGGAAGCTGCCGGCATCCCCCCGCAGACCATCTGGCGCGAGACCGGCAACTGGCGGGCTCCTGATGGCCAGTGGCGGCAGGAGATCAGTGACGCCGCTGCAGATTTTAAGGCCGATGATGATTGGGCAATTTTGCAAGGCCCACTTTTTAGGGTATTGGAGCACAAAGAACTTCAGTCTGCATATCCGGGCTTGGCAAAAATTCAAGTAGAGGCAATTGCGGATTCACCTCAAGCGCATGGATCTTTTTCAGATGCGTTTGGAAAAAGAATTGACGTTGCTGGGCCTGATTTGGAGTCAAAAAAGAATGTGCTCCTGCATGAAATTCAACATCCAATTCAAGAAAAAGAAGGGTTTGCAGCAGGCGCAAACCCAAATATGTTTGAATCTATTTATGAGCAAACACAGAAACAGAGGAATGCGTTTAATGTGTTTGCCAATTTAGTTGAAAAGTATGGCGATGAAGTAATACGCCCATCTGATTTGGGTAGATTTGATGATGTTTATGAGTTTATTGATGCTTATCTGCCGGCAGTCAATATTAACCGAAGGTTATCAAAACAAGACTTTGAAGACTTCAAGTCCGCAGTAAAATCAATTGGTCTCAAGCCGCCTACCAGTCAAAAATATGGCATAGGCGCATATGCAGAAATCATTGCAGACAATTTGCGAGCAGAAACCGAGAAAAAGTTTATTTTACGAGAGGAGCAGTATTTTAAGCAAATGGGTGAAGCGGAAGCCCGCGCCGTGCAGGCTCGGATGAATCTGACGCCTGAAGAGCGCCGCGCCAAGTTCCCCGAGGAGAGCTACGACGTCCCCATCGGGGAGTTGCTCAAGGGTCCAAAGACGCGTGGTTCGGCACTGTCAATGGAGGCCAAACTGCAGACAACGCCGGCCATAATCTTCGACGACACGCTGATGGAAGCGGCGGTGCGCGATTCAAGCGGCGCTACGGGTTTGATTGACAACGCGCTGCAAACGGATGCCCAGGGGGTTATTCGTGGGCGCCCGAAACAACTCGACCGAGATCTTGCGCGAGGTCTATATACCGAGAGCGACGTCCAGAAATCCTTTGCCAGCACACTGGATCAGATTCGTTCGAGGTTCGGCGACACCGTTAAGTTATGGCGAGCGGACGCGCCGGTTGGCGAAAGAAATCCCGACACGCGCACGGTATTCATGGCAGACGAAGCAACCGCCCGTCAATATGAGAAGGGTGGGCGCGAGGCTAAGCCGTATATTGTCAACACAGACGACATTCTTGGCGTCTACGCTCGCCCGAGTGGATATCGAGAGGTGATTGTTCGTAGTAGTGCGCTGAACGAGCGGCGCCTGCCGCGTGAGAAGGACATGGCGAAAGCTGGCGGCGGTGCCGTCGAAGGGGTCAACATGAGCTTTGCAGGTGCGGCTGACGAGATCGCGAGGAAGCTGGTCAGACAGGGCATGAGCCAGGATCAGGCTCTGATGCTGGCGCTGCGCATGTCTGGTGCGCGGATGAAAGCCGGCGGTGCGGTGATGATGGCCGGCGGCGGCTTGCTCAAGGGCGCGGCGCGTGCGGCAGAGAGGGCGGCTGAGAAGGGCGCCAGAGCCGCTGAAGCCGCTCAGAAGGCTGCGGCCCTGTCCCCCATAGAGCGAAGCGCTCAAGACGTTGTACAGCGGCTGAAGCAGGCTGACAAGGCCATCAGCGTGACGCCTGCGACGGTGCAGCGGATGATTGGTCAGAAAGCCGAGCAGTTCGCCAAGGACAACCCGAGGCTGACGGAGGAGGCCGTCCTTGCTCGTGCGCAGCGAGAGACGGAGCGTCAGTTGCAGTGGGAGCGCCAGACGCGCCCTGAGCTTCAAAAGCGGTATGGGCCGCTGTCGCCAAGTCAGTACGATCAGCCGGCTCCGCGGCGCTTGCGCAACCTGCCGGCGGCGGTTGAACAGCGTGCTTCCAAGGCGCAGGGGTTCCTGTCCAAGCCCACGCCGCCGTGGGAGCCGCCCAAGGCAGAGTTGCAGGCGTTCGACCGCAACCTGATCAAGGACGCACTGGAGGGCTTCCCGGGGATCGACCAGACCCGGTTTCCCCGGTACGAGGCGCCCCGGGCGCAGACAGGCTACATCGACGAGATCTACGACGACCCGCGCAACCGCGAGTTGATCAAGCAGCAGATCAAGCGCGGCCTGCCGTTGGGTGGCGAGACGTTCTATGCCAGCCTGTACCCGGTGAAGGTTGCGGCGATGGAGCGCGGCATCCCTGCGGAGAAGTTCGACAGGTTCGTCTACGAAACGGCGCCGGCAAGCGCCCGCAACTCGATCATGAACGAGATGGCGGTGGGCCAGTTCATGCGCGACATGAAGGCTCGGGGCCTGCCTCTTGACGAGGACACCGTGAAGGAGGAGATGGCGAGGTTCAAGCAGCGGTACGGCACTGGCTTGCCGCTGATGCCCGTCCACCGCGAGGGTGTGCGTACGATGGTTGAGAGCGGGGCGAACATGCGCGACATGCTGAAGGCCGACATCCCGACCAACTACAAGATCCCGACGTACGGCACGCAGAAGGCGGGCGACTTCGGCAAGAGCATGGTGCTGGATGTCCACGAGGCGGCGGGCCAGACGCAGGGCAGCCGGTTCCACCCGTACTTCACCGAGCAGGGCGGATTCGGCCCGACCGAGTACGGGTTGGCCGAGGGCAAGATGTTGGACATCGCCAAGGAGCTTGGCGTCCCTGGAGGCATGGCTCAGGCTGGCCGGTGGTTCGGTGGTGGCGAGTTGACGGGGCTGAAGTCGCCCCGCGGTGATGCACTGGATCTGCTGGAGAAGCAAACGGCGTACACCTTGCAGGGCCAGGGCATCAACCCAACGCCCAAGGCCGTGCGCGACTACATCCTGAAGATGGTTGAGACCGGAGAAGGTGTGCTGATGCCTTACTTCAAGTCAAGCCCGATGCCTGACGTGCGAACGATGAAGGCCGAGGGCGGCGAAGTGAAGGCTCCGCTGAGTGCTATGGCACGCTGACACAAGGACAGACTGATGGCTACCCAATTTCCCATCGACCCGGAGTTCAACCGCTTCGTTGAGGGCGTGCCTGCTGACGCTGACGGCGAGACGGAAGGGGTCGAGGTCGACCTGCAACTGGACGACACCGACATCGAGGAGCTTCCCGACGGGTCGGCGGTGGTGCGCCTGGACACGAACGGGCCGATGGACAACGAGGACTTCTACGAGAACCTCGCCGACAGCGACGTGGTCGATCCGGTCAAGCTCAGCAGCATCGCGCTGAAGTACCTCCAACTGGTTGAGAAGGACCGCTCTGCCCGTCAGCAGCGCGACAAGCAGTACGAGGAGGGCATCCGCCGCACCGGCATGGGCAACGACGCCCCAGGCGGGGCCACCTTTGCTGGCGCGAGCAAGGTCGTTCACCCGGTGATGGCCGAGGCCTGCATCGACTTCGCTGCCCGCGCCATCCGCGAACTGTTCCCGTCGGACGGCCCAACCCGCACGAAGATCCTGGGGGACGTCGACGAGGCCAAGTTGCAGGTGGCCGAGCGCAAGCGCGACTACATGAACTGGCAGTTGACCGAGCAGATCGAGGAGTTTCGCGACGAGCAGGAGCAGTTGTTCACCCAGTTGCCTCTTGGTGGCTCGCAATACCTGAAGCTCTGGTACGACGAGGAGAAAAGGCGCCCCTGCGCTGAGT